GTTACCAAGCTATTGAACCCCAATGCGAGTGGGTTAGATATAGCTAAGGCAGCTGGATTAAGTGCGGTCAGTACGCTTTCCGCAGGCAACGCAGCAAAAGTTGTTAATAACCTTGGGATTAGTCCAGACACCGTTAATAAAATAGCTGCGGCTAGTAATTTAAACGTAGGTCAAGTCAACAACATTATTGCAAACGGGGTTACAAAAGCTGCGACGGCAGTAGTTACACAAGATCCTGACGCAGTAACAAATGTAATAGCAAGTGTGGCTGGTCAGTTTGTTGGCTCACAAGCTCAAAATTTAGTTGCCGATGCACTTAAAAACGCAGACCCAAAAGCATTACAAGGCGCAATCAGTGTTGCGGGTAACGTAGGCAACATAGCCACACAAACGCTTATAAAAAATGGCGATGTAAATGCTGCGTTAATTAATGCTGCTCCAGATATATTGGCAGACGCAAAAGACGAAATTGAAGATCTTAATAAAACTAAAAAACCCACAGGCACTAAAACAACAACAACACAAAAAGTTGTTGATGCCGGTGACATTGAATGGGACACACTAACTCCCGAACAAAGAAAATATTTAGATTCATCTACGGCTGCGTTACAAGGTTCTAATATCGACGGTAGTCAAGTAATTTCTGGTTTTACGTCTGAAGCAGATGAAAATGATCCGGTGCTTTTTGAAGGTGGTCAGAGGCGTCTTGGGCGTGATCAAAGAGCGGGTGCCGTATACACAGTCACCAATGACAAAGGTGAAACATATCAAGCAAGGGATATAGTTGACGGGAATGGCAATACATTTACTACGTATTTTGATCCTGCGACAAAGACATACGGTCAGGGCAAAATTACTTTTTCGGAAAAAACATTAGCAGACTCGGGCACTACACCTACAGGTAACGCAAGACTAACGCTTAATCAAACAAAAAGCAATGTTTTAGATACAATTCTATACGGCGCTGATGTAAATGATTCACAAGTTGAATTACTTGACTCAGAGGCTGAAGACATACCTAGTAAGCCAGTAAAACCTATTGACGCCGATGAAAGTTTAGACAATTTAAATGTTTCTAAATCTACTAGTCAGGTTAAAACGCTTCAAGATGCAGTAGATATTGCTGACGCTAGGCTACTAGCTGCTGAAAAGCTATATAGGCAAACACCTACAATAGAAAATAAAAAGAAATTTGATATTGCAAAAATTAAATCAGAAAGAATACACGCCGCATTTGATATAGCTTTAACAAATGCTCAAACAACAAGCAATTATACAGGCCCTAGCCTTGTGGACAATCCACTTAGAGGTGGAGAAGTCACTGGAATTACGGGGCTTGATAATGACAGAATAGCTAATAGTGTTAATACAGCCGCTGATTCAAGAGCGGCAGCTGAAGAAGAAAGACAGATAAACTATACAGGCCCTGGCCTTGTGGACAATCCACTTAGAGGTGGAAAAGTCACTGGAATTACGGGACTTGATAATGACAGAATTTCTGTTGGCACAACAGATACAGCCGGCACAGGCACAACAGATACAGCCGGCACAGGCACAACAGATACAGGCGGTACAGGCGTTACGGGTACAGGCGTTACGGGTACAGGCGTTACGGGTACAGGCGTTACGGGTACAACAGACACAACAGTCACAGTGGACACGACAGGTGTTACGGGTACGACAGGCACGACAGGCACGACAGGCACGACAGACACAACAGTCACAGCGGACACGACAGGTGTTACGGGCACGACAGGCACGACAGGCACGACAGGCACGACAGGCACGACAGGTGCAACGGGTGCAACGGGTGCGACAGGCACAACGGGTCCTAGTGGACCAGGGGGTACCATAGAATCTGGTGGGTCGGGTGGATACAATCGAAGCACGGGTCAAAAATTATTACCTGGAAGTATGACCCCCAACTACTTACCGGCTGCACAATTTAACTACAAAAAAATTGGCGACGAGACTCCCATGCTTAACCCTCTTCTGTTCTCTTTGGCTGGAATGGGTCCATTAAACCCTGACCAATCTCCGACAGAAGAAAAGACGTTGAGTGATTTAAACACAGGCTCATCCAGTTTTGACCCGACGACACAGGCACCTATCTTTGATATGTTTGCTAAAGGCGATACGGGGCAATATGATCCGCAAGAAGAAAGCCCGTGGTCTGGTTTTGCTGCGGGTGGTTTAGCAACCACACACCCCGCTGGTGACCCCCAGTTTTACTCTCAGGGTGGTCTTGGCAACATGTACGTTCGCGGTGATGGTGATGGCACATCAGACAGCGTGCCTGCCATGTTGGCCAATAACGAATTTGTTATACCCGCTGACGTTGTATCCGCATTAGGCAATGGTTCCAGTGAAGCTGGCGCCGGTGTATTAGAGAAGTTTATGTACGAGATTCGTAACCACAAACAAGCACACAACCCTAAGGACTTGCCTCCGCAAAGTAAAGGCCCCTTAGAATATTTATCATCTGCAATGCAGAAAGGTCACAGAACATGAGCAACGTATTTGACGTCAGCAAAACCACAACCACCGAACTACCGTCGTGGTATTCGGATGCACAAAAAGCTGCGGCCACGGGTGCTAAAACAGCGTTAGATGCTGCGACTCCTTATGGTAGCACCGTACTCACAGGGGTCACCGATGCTTTTAGTAAGCCTGACAACGCGTATACTCAAGCAACAAACAACCTGCTAGACATACAGAAGGGCAACGCAAACCCGTATAACGCAGACGGCACAGTAAACACATCGTCCCCCCTTGGTCAACTCTTTAGCGCGCAGAACGCACAGTTAAATCAAATGCTGCCTGGCATTACAGGCAAAGAGGGTGCGGTTGGTATTGGCGGCGGTAACTTTGGTTCCTTGCGTGGTCAGACGGCAACGCAAACCGCGCGTGGTGGTGCGTTAACTACGATGCAAGAACAGCAAGCGAAGGCTCTGCTAGACGCACAAAACCAATCAATTCAAGCTGGTCTTGGGGTGGGTAATCTTCAAAGCCAATACGGCACTGAGGGCATCAATTTAAGTAATGCTCAGTTACTTGGCGGCCTGCCTGCTTACTCTAAGTACGAAGACATCCTAGGCGCAATGGCACCTACGTTGAACACAACAAAAACTGAGACAGAAAGCCAAAGTGATTACCAAAACGTACTCAGTTCTCTTGGTGCAATTTCAGACATTGGTAAATCAATTGGATTACCAGGGTTAGACTTGACTAAATTATTGTCCGGAAAAACAGGATATAGCTGGTATGATGACTTGTTTAAATCAAATCCGTCTAGCGGAACCATAACTTGGAACGACAACGCCGGCGATCAAGATACATCGTCGTACACTGGCAATAATAACAGCAGTGGTGGTGGTGGTAATGAAACCTCATCAAGCGGACTTGGAATATCATCTGAGTACACAGGTGATAGGTTTGGCGGTTAATAAAAATGGAAATGTAAATGGATAATCAAATAGTAGGTGGACTCTCCGCTGGCGCAGAAGAACCGTTACCTGGATCCAACAAAAAAGGGATAACGGTTGCTGGCACAAAAGGCGTTTCTTTAGAACCAGAAAATAGTATGGAGGTTCGCAATCGTCTACTTGAATTGATTAGGCAACGTGAGGCGGAGCGTTCAGGTTTCGGTGCGCTACTTGAGCGTTTGTCTATCTATAGTCCGAGCCGCAACACGTCGTTTCAGGAGCGTGTGGCCGGCTATAATGACAAGCAACGTCAACGCGATCAAGACATATTCAACATGCAGTTGGGTGTATCTCAGTTGGATACTGAGACGGCACGTTTAGCTCAAGAACGCGCTAAAATAGCTCAACGCAGGCAAGAGTTTGCACAGTCTATCGGTTTAGGCGATCAAGGCGGTCAAGGTGTTCAAAGCGGTCAAGGTGTTCAGGGCGATGGTGGTGTATCTGCGGAAATGATGCAGCAAACATTTAACGGTCTCTCGCCTCAGCAGAAGAGGGTATTGCGTAACATGCATGATCAAAATCCTTTAGAAGCAGAAAAACAATTGTTGATGTTAACTAGGAAGACTGACGCAGAGCGTGAAGCAGAGGCCGCTGGTTTAGTTCCTGGGTCAGAAGAGTATCAAGCCTTTATGCGCGTCAAACTTGCTGGTTCTGGTGCGTTTAATCCGCAAGATGTTCGCACAGTAGGAGGCGATATTCAACGCACACCATTAGAAGCCGCTCGTCCAAATGCAGGTGGGGCGTTGCCTACAACATTGGCACCTGCACCTGCACCTGCACCTGCACCTGCACCTGCACCTGCACCTGCACCTGCACCTGCACCTGCA